TTCACAGAATTCATCAGTAATCTGAACTATATCACCTGTTGAAAAACCAGTTGCACTAGTAGTTAATATGACAGTATCGGCTTTGGCACAACCAGCAGCATCGACAAAGAATGAGCAATCTTGACTATTAACATTACCACCTAGTAAACTAGATTGTATAGTTAAGATATTTCCGTAATTATACCCATCACCTTTATTTGCTATAATAAATGACTCTACGTGGCCACCAGCATTTGTAGTAAGGGTAATTGTTGCACCTTGACCAGTACCAGAAATATTATTAAGGGTAAGTCCAGCAAAAGTAGTTGATGGAGTAAATCCACTACCAGCATTAACCGTGGTCAATCTAGCTATCCCAGATCCATTGATATCAGTGACTTTTGTGGGTGCGGTTAATTTAAGTGTGTTATATTTCTTAGTTTCTACATAATACTTCTGTGTAGAAATACTAGAATCGGGTTGAACGGTAACAATAACATCATCACCAACTGCTAAACCGTGTCTCTTAGTAGCAGTTTTAAGAACAGCAATATTATCTTCTACATCAAGTAATGTAAATTCTTTAGATAAAGCTCTAACATTTACAATAGTTGCTGAATCTTCACCAATAGCACAACCATTACCATTAGCAAAGAATCCAAGTTTATTGTAAGATGTGCTAGGAATAGTAACAGTATTACCATCCTCAACAGTAGTTAATAAATCTGGGTTAGCATTCTGCAATTCTACAATAACAGTATTTTTATCAAATACGTTTCGTAAGACCTTACCAATAGCAGCTTCGTGTGATACACCACCATCATTAACAGCATAAACAATAAAAGATCCAACATCTGCTACAATAGTATCATCAAAGGTTATATTGTAAATTTCTGTAGTTGAACCGATTGGATCAAATTTATTAAACGTTCCTGTAACGTTTTTAACTACAAATTTATTATCTTCTTCAATCTTACCTATAACCGTTCCTGTAGCACCGCTATTATCCTGTGTGAGGACAGTATTATGGTTTAGGTATACATTATCATTACAAGTAAGATAAAGGTTCTTAGGAGTGTTACAAGACAAAGATGCAACTTCCTGACCTTGAATTTGGTCTACAGCAGCAAATAATCCATCTCCGTTATCATTAATGGAATTATCGATGTATAGAACATCTTCATTTGTAAAATTGTAAGAAGACTGATGAACTTCAACATTTGTGATTGGCCCATACTCAATACCACTAACTCTAGAAGTTAATAGTTCTCCTGTCTTATCATTTGCACTAACAGTCCTTCTACGGACTCCATTTGGTAAAAATGCTTGTCTGGACTTAGGTTTCCAGTTTTCTTCTATAGGAACGTTATAAAATGCCTCACCGACTGTATATGGGAAGGTAGGTGCTTCCGTATCATCGGTAGTCATAAAATATGCATACACACCATTGGGAAATTCGGGTGTTGTGCAAAAACGTCCATTATTAGCATCTAGATCACCTAAACGCTCTTCAAATTCATAATCATTAGTAAAACGACCTAATGAGTATGATGTTGTGCTTGGTGCATCGGATATTCTGCTTGTTTTAAGTTTCCAGCTGGATCCCATCCTTTTTATGGTAGGATTAGCAGCAGTAACATCTTGATAAGCATTTTCATACCCAAAACTGCCATATATGGGATTTCCGTCATAAGCCCACCCTAATATTGGAGAATGACTCTTATTTGATAAAGGGTTACCCTGACCATCGACATTATCTATTCTTTGTACCTTTAAAGAAGAAGGAGCAATAATATGACCATATGCATAACCATAATTAGGGTCATTAGAGTTTTCTACGATACCAGAAGCATTTCCATTATCAACTGACATCTCCAAGTATCTGTTATACTGCCATCTAGTCAAAACAGCAGTTGCAGATGCCATTCTAGACTTAGGAACTAATGTGACAGTTGTAGAACTGTCCACATAGTCAAAACCACCAGATTGCTTAGTGAATCCAGTAATCTTACCTGTTGTGGCATCTATTTGGCAGGTAAAGAATGCACCACCACCTTTTCCACTAGCATCGTAGATAAAAACGTCTGGTGCCTCTGTATAATCAGAACCAGCATCAATTATTTGTGCTTGAGAATTAACAGAGAGATAAATGTTGGCTATTTCACCTTGTTGGATCAAAACAGTGAATTGACCTCCTGATCCACTAGTAAATGTGACAGATGGAGCACTGGTATACCCAGATCCAGGATTTGTAACATTAACATTAGTAATTTCACCTAATCCATTGATTTCAGCAATTGCAGTTGCACCACCTTCAATATTAACAGTAGGTGGAACACTATAATTCCTTCCTGGATCAGTAATAGTAATTTTTTCGAGTGAACCGTAATCTAAACCTCTTTCTGACTTATGATTGAGTATAGGAACACCATTAACCAAAACACCAATCTCTTTTGAGGTCGTAATATTCTTAGAACTAGCTTCTATTGGTTTTCTAGGTAAAATCTTAAGATATTCTTGATCTTGAGGTGTTTCAATGTTATCAAACGGGCCAATAGCATAAGATGGGAATCCAGAAGACGCAATATAGTAATTTTCAGCATCTCTATAGATTGCAGAGACATCTGAAAGAAGTTTATCCTTAATATTGTTAGTTCCTACGTTACTTGGGTCAGAACCAATTAATTTTGAGAAATTTTCATTAATAATCCATTCGTTAGATAATGGTAAGTCATCAGAAAATCCAGATGACCTAAATTCAACCATATTGTTGAAATTAACGTATGGAATACCACCACTAGATACATCAAAGTAGTTATCTGCGGTTTCATCATACTCCAGACCAGCACTTGCTTCTGGTTCGATACCTTTAGACCTTAATCCAGATACAAGACCGTATATACGAAGATGCACTTCACCAGAAACCCCATTTTCGTTCCAATGACCAACTAAGTTGTTTTTGGTAAAGACTCTAACTAATTTCTTATGTGTATACTCCTGTTTGTTCTGACTATTAACAGCATCCCTCTCTTTTATAATAAATTGAGTTGCAGTTTTGCTACTATAGGTAATTTCTTCAATTCCTATGATAACTCGACCATCTCTTTCTGGAAAACCAATAGTAGAGAAGACATCTATACGATCTCCAGGTCCAGCACTGCTAGAAAGTTCATTCATTAAGAATGTACGTCTTGCTATGGCAAATTCACCTTCTTTAGAACCAGGTGAGATAGTTAAAGTGTACTGTAGACTACCTTGATAAGGTTCACCGACTATATTGTCGATAATTGCATTCGCAGCAGTCAATTCTGGGTTGTATGGATCTGGACTCTGTACTACAGGGTTACCAACAACCTTTCTAATGTCACCAGATATAGCTTCTACAACTAAAAGTTCTTTATTGTTCCATCCAGACTCAGATGCCTTATAAACATTCTCTTTTGGATAGATGATGTCAGGTTTGACACTAAACAGCATCTGGAAAATGAACTCCAATGACTGTGGTGTACCTTTGACGTTATAAAAGTCCTTTATCCTTTTAACTAAGAGGTTCTTATTCGTTTGATCTCTAAGATAAGGATATGGGAAACCACTAGTATACTGTTCTTCGTAATTCTTGATTAAAGCAGCCAATAGAAGGTTGCTTAGGTTGTTAACAACAGCATATTGCTTATGTACAGCAGCTGCAGAGTCAACAAATTTAATATCGTTGTATAAATCGCCAAGTTCTGTCTTTGCACTATAACCACGAATACAATTTTTAAATTGAGTCTGGGTTTTAGACGTATATAAGAAGATTTCCTGATCGATCATTATCATCCCATTACTATTTGGGAATCCATCAGTATTATCTACTGTAATATCAATATTATCAGTACCAAGTGTTATTTCTACTTCTAAACTTGCTGTCTTAACAAGAATCTCAGGTGAGAATGTATCTACATCAAGATATTTCTCAAAATTATTAATTACATCTTGTGGACCTTCACTTATAGACAAGGCCTCATAGTATTTCGACAGAAAATTCGTTACGAGGGGGTAATCCTCGACAATGAAATCTGGTAACTGACTTTCAATCAGTGCTGCTAAACTTGGACCCGCCATTTATCAGATTAGTGCTTCTTGGGTGATCAGGAATACGCTAGATTGCAAATCTAAACTTAGATATGCCTCACGATAAGCGTAAATATCTTTATTGGAAGGAGTAACACGAAGTTCGATCCTTTCATCATCATAAGTTCCTTTGATTATATTTAACCGATTCAACATTACCTCTCCTTTCTCATAATCTATTGTTCCTTGCTGTGAATTAAGGATAAATCGGTTTTGAGTAGTAGAATCGATTTTATAAAGGTAAACATTACCTACTTGATCATCGGCCAAGTAAACAACATCAGCAGGATAGTCTGCAACAACAAACCCACTACTTTGAACAGCAGATGCTGTACATCCACTCTTCACTACATTTTGATAACAGACTTCATATTGAGTAATTGTATTTAATACTGGTGTAAAATCCTTCCTTAATTTAATACTAGTCTCATTGGAAGTGATTGCGTCATCTGTAGCATCAATTATACCAACAATACGACTGTATTTAAACCTACCATTAAATTTTTCTAGATCTGATGTAGATCTATACTTAGTAAGTGAAGATACAACTGCTGCTTTCAACTCTGATTCATTTAAAGTCGTTTTAGACTTGTTGTAGTATACGTTTGATTGTAATTCAACGTATGTAATCGAAGGATCGATAATTTCAGGTGTAACTGAAACTACAGCATACTTTTTAAGATCGGTAGAAATTAAATTTTTAGTATACTGTGATAATTTAGCAGAATAAGACGGTTTTATTACGATTTTGACTTTACCGTATTCTGGTGGGCTAGCGTCTTCTCCACCATAACAAACGATGTCAGCAATTGCAGGGAAAATACGACGGATAATGGATTCGTAGTCGTCTGCTGTAACTGCTCTATTTTGTGCGTTAAAAAACTTCGGAGCATTTCTTTTGACAGAATCAATTGACTCAAGAGTTTCTCCTCCAGATGCTGCTGTAGTGGTTACTAATGAAACTGTTGGTGCATAATCACTAGCACCAGTGCTATCTTCTAATACAGCACCGTATGAGAAGACTTTAGCGTTATTTGCAGCATCACCATTAGTTGTGATATATGATACTTCAATATAATTGTTTGTGTCTAATTTTGAACCTAATATGCCATCACCAAAGATAATCTCGTAACGTTCATCTTCACCTTCTTGTAAGAAGTATACTTGTGATGTACCGTCATATCCAATAATATTATCTGCTAGGCGATACTCAACCACACTAGTACTACTAAATGTTGGTCTAATAGTAACTTTGAGAGAACTTGTATCGATTCCTGGATTCTGAAGGATAAACCTTTGGGGAACCCCTGCATTGAATGTGAAAGTTTCAAGAACATAATTTCCTTCCTTTATTTCTACACCACTAAAATTAGCAATACTCTGAGTATTCAATCCAACAACATAATCTTTAGCAGTAATGAAAGAGTATGTGGTACCATTGATTCTGGTAAGAAATTGTGATCCTCTAGGAAGTTTAACAATCTCTGGAATATTTTGCTGAGTACTAAAATCAGCAGCAATATCAATAACTGCTGTTGGAGACACAGATGACTTGGGAAGATACCCTATTTGCTTGGCCAGAGACACCACATTGTCCCTGAGGGTCGCTGATTCGAGGAACGCCTCATTTACTACCATATTGGCGTTAAACGCCGTGTAGTACGTGTTATACGCTAATACATCTAATAAGGTAGAAAGAGTCGAACCTTCAAAATCGTAATCAGTGAAATCACTATTACTACGCAGGTATTCCTTCAGAGAGGATTTAATCTCTGTAAAGTCTAAATTGGCAACTTGAACGTAAGACATTTATCGGGTTCTTTCTAGAAAGAATTCTACATCACGAACTTGGACATCAGTAGGTATACCAATAATCTCAAACGAAATAGAGCATTCAAAACCGTTACCGTCATAATCAGCATCTACATCACAACGAAGTAGATTGATTCTTGGTTCGTATTTGTTTATTACATATTCAATCTCTTCCTTTAAAAGAGATGCAGTCGCAGCATCAAGAGGTTCAAATAACAAATCTGCAACATTACTACCTAGATCAGGCTTGAAGAATCTTTCTCCCTTCCTGGTCATCACAATATTATATAACGCTCTTTTAACCGCATCTTCATCGGTGGTTATAAGAACGTCTTCTGTAACTGGGTTCATACCCATCGAAATGGATAGATCCTTGAAGTCTACCTTTGTAGGCATCTACAAAATTACTAGTTCGTCACTTTATTTAGCGACTTCGTAAAAGGTATACTTCAAAAACAACTCTTCTCCCTTTTTAATGGGTCTAATAGTACGCATATGATATATCTTACCCCATTCTTCTTCTTCAAATACTTTAACGCAATTAGGAGTTTCACTGTGGTTAACAAACCCACCTAAAGGGGTTCTCATAATATCTTCATCAACCACAACGTGTGATATACCCAGATAAACATCATCGGGTATATCCTCCGTAGCAAATAGTCCCTGTCCAGCGACAGGGCTATCTTTTACGTGTATACATTTGGGTAATGCTTGGTATGTCACCTAAATTCCCCAATTTTACAAAGTTTAGCATCAACAGATTCAGGAGTAGCCTGAACTCTATACACCACATTATCTCTTTTGGAGAGTATTGTCAAGAGTTCTGCTACCTTGTTCCACATATTGCTGTAGTTCATCTCTTCCCTTGACCTCTGTACGGTTTACGTGCCTTATTACGTGAAGTAGCAGAATACTTAGTGTGAGCACCAGAGCCTTGACTGGTCTTTTTAGGGGTCGGTTCAATTTTGTCTGAGTTGTTTGAATAAAGTGCCATTAGTTAGAGCAATCGGTTACAGAGTTATCACCAGGTGATTGAGTTCCTGAACCACCACTTCCTCCAATAGAAGGAATTTTTAAGATGGGGAAGGATCCCAGTCCACCCATTGTAGCAGCAATATCCTTTAATTTGTCAGATGAGCTACCACCTTTACATAATATCACAGTAGGGGCACCTACCGCAACCTTTGATCCGCAAGTGATTGCCGTACCTATCTTAGCAGGGGGGAGTCCAGTTGCACAAATCTTAGGTCCAATCTTCGCCATTACAGCATCTGTTTCCTTATCTCCTGATTTGGGCACCTTTTGAGGGACAGATGGAGACCCTACTCCGCAATCAACGGTAGCACAACCAACCCCAACAGTGCCTGGATGGCACGCAGGGTTCTTTCCACACGGTTTACAGTGTGTAAGACGCACTTGTGTACTCACAAGAGGTGGAATTTTAGTTACTAGGACACTTGTAACGGGTGAAGGGGCATATCCAGCTGGTGGCCAGCATCCGTGACCCGTACAAACACCTGTAGATAGTCCAAAAGCAGACATTATATGTAAATATGCAAGAAAGTATGGTCATTCCGCAAGTGTTGCTTGCCAACTGTCTGTTTGCGGTTCCTTAATAAGTTATTTAGAGTGACACTTCCGTCTTCATTGAGTGTTTTTCCGTCATAAAACGCAATTTCACGTGATTCTTCGTAAATAAAGGAGCTTCCAGTCTCCGCTTGGAGGAAAAGACGGGAATATGCGGTTGCTTGTATGCTTGTAGACGCTTTAAATGACAAATTAACCTGCGTTCCAGTGTAATTTGCAGCATCTTCCATTTGAATTGCCGTTTTTGTGTTCAATTGGTACGTACCAGACGCAACATTACCACTTACAGTGATAGTATTATTACCTAGATCGACTGATTGGACGGAAATTACCGTATCAAGACCCTCTACAATCATTCCAACCACAATATCATCAAGATCAAAGTCCGTAGTTGCGTAATTATTGAAGCCTGTTACCGTTAATACACTAGTACCATCCGCAGTACAATTAAAATCAACCGCAGGTATAAGTCTAGTAACGCTATTAGTGTCTAGATTACCATTTGCATCCTCTATTACTATACCTCTATAGAGTAGAGAGTAGTCATCAGCAGTATTCATATTGACATTTGTGATGAAAGTACTTCCTATTGTGGTGTCTGCTGCTCCCAATAACTCAACGTCAGGGGCAGAGACGGTAATAATAGGTGACTGAATGTATCCACTACCACCATTTGTGATCTTATAGCCGTAAATACGACCTCCAGTCACTACTGCTTCTGCTGTTGCTTGAACACCACCCTGCAAATCTGGTGCACTTAGGGTAACAGTAGGGGCATTCATATACCCTAGACCTGGATTTAATGCGGTAATGTCACTGATTCCTTGTCCTGCATAGTCATAGTTGTTCAATTCAACGTATCCAAAGTCAGGAAAGGTCGCTGCATCGTAGTCAAATATCTTTATACTAGTGTCAGAGGTGTTTACGAACTCTTTTACCTGTGCTATTTTTACGTCATTATATGGATTTCCCTGTCTTTCAACACTTTCTGCCAATAAATCACGGTAAGTTGACCAATTTGAGTTAATTTCTAGGTCAATATTGTAAGTATGGGTCTCTTCTAGTCCAGCATTAGTCCCTAATATGTCATCGCAGAACCAACCACCAACAATTGTGATAGGAAATGTCTGTCTTCCCATCTGATGAGGGATATATTCGTAAATATTCCACTTAATTCTTGGCCCAGCAGGAGGTACTGCCCTAAAAGAATGAGTTGACCACTCTTGCATCTTTTCAACATACCAATTAGAAGGTATAATCGTTGGTTGTTGCTCATTCATTGCATCTGTAACCTCTGCCATACCTATTGCCA